ATGGATAAGCAAAAACCTATCCCAACCCAAATCACTGACTGGCATCACGCTGACATTATTGCCGCCCTGAAAAAACAAGGTACCAACTTAACCCAAGTTGCAAAGGCCGCTGGTTACAGTAATGCGGGTACATTGTGGAATGCATTAGCAAGAAAATGGCCTAAAGGCGAACGCATTATCGCCACTGCGATTGGTGTTGAACCTAACGTAATTTGGCCAAGCCGCTATTTACATCCTAACAAATGCAATGTTAGCACAAATGATTGTGTAAACGCACAAAACACACAAAACACACAAAACACACAAAAGGAAGTCGCATGAGTCCATTTGTGTTCGCTCCACTTTCATATATGCACTTGATCAATGGTAGTCAGGCGATCGCAGCTTTCATAGCGGCAAGATCTGGCTTTGTTTGGAATACCTCCTTAAAGGCATAACCCAATGAGTAGACGCAACTGGAAAAAGGTACGAGCAAATAATCTGCGCCACTCAATGGAGTTGTGCTTAGAGTTTGCCCGCGAAAAACAAAACCTTTCAGTAGACCGCGTTGCCGATCTGATGGGTTTGCCTAGCAAGTGGACGCTATATAAATGGCTTGAGAATGGTCGTATTCCTGCCGTATTGATCCGCCCATTTGAGCACGCCTGTGGTGCGGATTACATGACCTTGTATATCGCTGCATCTAGCAACCGCCTCGTTATCGATATTCCCAGCGGCCGTAAAGCCACTAATACCGAAGTCAACGAACTACAAGGCTCGTTTAGTGAAGCTATGGGATTGCTGATCCGTTTTTACCAAGGACAAAGCGCAGCCGAAGACACCATCACTGCACTTAACAATGTGATGGGTGGCATTGCCTGGCATAGCGAAAACGTCAGTAAAAGCCAAGAACCAGAGCTGGCGATGTTCGATGGAGAAAATGAATGAGCACATCACAAAAACAATGGTTTAGTGCTGCTGAATTAATCGGTTTACCTGACATGCCTGGCACGACACAAAACATTAACGCTAAAGCCAAGCGCGAAGGTTGGACATGCCGCAAACGTGAAGGCCGTGGCGGTGGTTTTGAATATCACCTCAACAGTTTACCGCCTGCCGCTAAAGCCAAGTTGCTTGCACAGCAAGGCAAGATTGAGCTTAACGGTACTGTGCTGAATGCCCCAAAACCTAAATCCGCGCGTGAGCGTTACGATGCCGCTAGCCTTTGGCAATTGTGGGAACGTGCGGGCGAACACGCCCAGTCTGTTGCCAAAGCCAAACTGGCTTATGTGAGTGCCTTTTATGCACTAGTGGAATCCGGTACCAACAAGATGGCGGCGTATGAACATATCGCCGCTGAGTTTGAACTTGCAGTGCCAACCCTGCGCCGAGATTGCAAAAAAGTCGCTGGCTTTGATAAAGCCGATTGGGCACCGCAGTTGCTGACCAAAAACAAAATTGCGGCCATGAACAACGCCGCTAACCGTTTAGCCCCCGTGAGTGATGAAGCGTGGGAATGGTTTAAAACCGACTACCTGCGGTTAGAACAACCTAACTTTGCCACTAGCTATTGGGCCTTGTTAGACACAGCCAAAAAACACAACTGGGAAGTACCCTCGGTTGATAGCTTAAAACGTCGCTTAGATAAAGAAGTGCCACACGAACAGCAAGTGATGTTACGCCAAGGCGAACACGCATTGATGCAACTCTACCCAGCACAGCAACGTACCGTGCTGGATATCGAGGCTATGGAGTGGATCAACGGTGACGGCTATCAACATAACGTGTTTGTTCGCTGGCATAACGGTGAAATCCTACGACCAAAAACGTGGTTTTGGGCAGATATTCGCACCCGCAAGATCCTCGCTTGGCGCGTTGGTGTGTCTGAAAACACCGACACGATTCGCCTGTCGCTAATGGATGTGGTCAATCAATATGGCATCCCCAAACATATCACTATCGATAACACCCGCGCAGCCGCCAACAAGTGGATGACAGGCGGCGTGCCGAATCGTTTCCGTTTTAAAGTCAAGCCTGACGACCCTATAGGTTTGATCCCCTTGCTTGGGATCACCCTGCATTGGTCGAGCGTGATTTTAGGTAAAGGTCATGGTCAAGCTAAGCCAATCGAACGCGCTTTTGGCGTGGGCGGTTTAGGCGAATTTGTAGATAAAAACATTGCCTTTGATGGGGCATCCACAGGCGCAAACCCAATGGCAAAACCCGATAACTATGGCAGTACAGCCGTTGCTGCCGAGGTGTTTATGCGGGTATTAGCCGAAGGCGTTCAGACCTTTAACCAAAGGCCAAACCGTGAAACTGAAGTGTGTCGCGGCGTAATGTCATTCGACGAAGCCTTTGTTGCCAGTTATCAAAACGCCACGGTGCGTAAAGCTAATGCGGAACAAAAACGAATGCTGTTACTCAGCGCCGAAGCGGTACGTGTTAGCAGCCAAGCAACGATAGTGCTCGATGCGGGCGGCGCGGTTGCCAGCCGTAAAAACCGTTATCACCACGAGGCTTTATATAGCTATGTCGGCCAGAAGATCGTCGCCCGCTTTGACCCCGATAATCTGCACGGCATGGTGGTGTGTTACACGCTGTCTGGTCTGCTGATCTGTGAGGCCAACTGTATTCAAGCGACTGGCTTTGGTGATACCGATGCCGCCCGCGAACACACTCGCCACCGTACCCAATTCACCAAGGCTAATAAGTTAGCTGCCAAAGCACATAAGCGCATGAGCAACCTTGAAGCCGCTGAGTTAATGCGCGGGGTTGAACCTGAGCCGCCTTTAACACCAGCAGCCACCGAGATAGTGCATATCCGACACGGTAATACCGTGCGCACTGTCGCCGCCCAGCCAGAGGCTGAAAACTTTGAAGAGGCCTTTGCACTAGGCGTATCGGCGTTGTTTGCCGAGAAAAATAAAAACCGACTTTAACACCCGTTTAAACCCAACTTAATCAGCTCTTACCCGAAATGGAAAAGGAAAAAATATGATGAACAAGGTTGTCAGTATTTCTCAATCAGAAGTGAAACCAGACCAACAGCAGCAGGTTATCGACACCATTAAAGGGATGATCGATAGCAAAAAAGTCACCCAGACGAAACTGGCAAAAGAGATAGATATGAGCACTAGCGTGATCAGCCAGTACCTCAACGGTAAATATGATGGCGTCGGTGGCGATGCTGCGGGTGTGGCTGAAAAGCTCAGCGCATGGCTTGCCCTGCAGACGAACCGCGCCACAAACCCTGTCGCACCTAAGTTTGTACAAACTCAAACTGCAAACCAAATCCATACCGCACTAGCCTATGCCCATGCAGCTGAGTGTATCAGCGTGGTATTTGGTGCCTCGGGCGTGGGTAAAACCACAGCGGCTAAACACTACGCCAACGATAACCCTAACGTGTGGATGATCACCGCTTCACCCAGCGCATCCAGCCTCAGCGAATGCTTGTATGAACTGGCATTAGAACTCGGTATGGACGATGCGCCGCGCCGCAAAGGCCCATTGGCTCGCGCCATTAAGCGCCGTCTCATGGGTACGGGTGGACTCGTGATCATCGATGAGGCGGATCATTTGGATTACGCCACCCTCGAAGAACTGCGCATTTTGCAGGAACAAACCCAAGTCGGCATGGTGCTGGTTGGTAATAACCGCGTTTATGCCCAGCTAACAGGTGGCCGCCGCAATGAAGATTTTGCCCGCTTGTTTAGCCGTATCGCCAAAAAAGTCGGCATTCATAAAGCCAAGAAAAACGATGTGACCGCTATCGCTACTGCTTGGGGCATTCACGGCGATAGCGAACGCGCCCTGATGACTCAAATATCAGAACGCCCAGGTGCGCTGCGTCTGCTCAATCAAACCCTACGCCTTGCCGCCATGATGGCCAGCGGCAGCAATAGCTCTATTGGCGTTACCCATTTACGCGCCGCCTTTAAAGACCTCGAAGGCGTGGAATAACCCCGATACCTAACCCGTTTAAGCATAAGCAAGGAGCAAGACATGAGACACCAAAACCCTAAATTCGATGTGATTAGCGCCCTAAGACTGCGCGGTATGAAGGTAATCCACAGTGGCGTGAAAGTCGTGCAAATCGACAAGCCAACCGCTGATTTTCGCCGCATGGCTGTGGACATTATCGAGAACATTAAAGGCATTCGTCGCCGTTGTATGGCGGTGCAATTTCACGGCGTGACAGTGCGTTGGGAAGAGTAGATATGGATGACTTTATTTGTTTAGAGGTTGATAGAGAGTTTGACGGCCAAGCAGGGATGTTCCTTTGGTGGGGTGATACAAGTGATCCGAATGAGATGACCTTTTACTTCACCAATAGAGCGCAGTGGCGCGCCATTAACTCTATAGCTAGAACCATCGCTCGCTATGGATATTGCCGAGTAAAGGTTGATGATTCGTTCCAATTAATCGAACCAAATGACGGTTCAGTAATATCAATTAATTCATAAGGGATAAGCACATGGCCAAGCTGATTATTGAAATTAACGATGCGGCGATTGATGACGTTTGCGGCATCGAATGCAGCATGAAGATAGAAGCTGCACCCGAAAGTGAACGAAAACTTTCTGATGCCACCGTCTTAGTTCTCGCAAAAACAATGAAAAATATATTGCCAGAAATCACCAAGGCATTAGTTGAACAAAACGCTGGTCGCAAAGTAATGAGTACCGAAGTGGTTCAGGGCCAGTCTTTATCTCAGATGCTAGACGAACACACCGCATCTAGAAAAGCACATTAATTAAGGAATGAATATGAACACCCAAGATATTTCAACCCACAACCAAGCCGCTATTCCGCAGGGCTATCGCAAAAACGCGGTAGGCGATTTGGTACATGAAGACCGTATTAAGGCCGTGGATAAACTGCGCGATGAAGTTGTCACGGAAATATTGAGCGCCTCCAAATTACTACGTCAAGCCATGCTCGATTTCAAATTAACGACCATGGCAAAGATTGCTGATTTTGTTGATATCTCAGCAGAAGAATACGGCGTTAAATATGGAGGAAGCAAAGGTAACGTGACGCTAACCAGCTTTGATGGCCGTTATCGCATTATCCGCGCTGTGGGAGAACACCGCGTATTTGATGAGCGTTGTCAAACCGCTAAGGCACTGATTGATGATTGTATTAAAAGTTGGAGTAGTGGTGCGGATACTCGCCTGATTGCGATTATTGAGCATGCTTTTCGAGTGAATAAGCAAGGTCTCATAGACGTTAATCAAGTGCTTCGTTTACGCCAACTCGATATTGATGACATCAAGTGGAAACAGGCCATGGACGCCATAGCCGACGCGATTCAAATCACAGGCACTAGCCAGTACCTGCGCCTATATGAGCGCCAACCCAACGGCAAATACATCCAACTCCCATTGGATATCAGCACCCTTTGATATAAGCGAAACCCGCCTCAATCTTGAGGCGTGGTCTATCCAGCGTAGTGGCTGGGTACTGATGAGCAGCTAACACATACGAGGATGAAGATGATGAAAACCAAGAAAACAGTCGAAAGTACCGAATATATCAGAACCGCATCAGATGCCGCAGAGCAAGAGCGTACAGGCAACTATGGTATTGCCACTTTGCTTTGGGGCCAAGCACGAAAACTGGCTAGTTCAATAACGAATTACGATTGGGCCGACTCTCGTATGGCTTTCTGCCATGTACGCCAACTACGTAAATAAGGACAGAGAAAATGGCGATCACAAAGGAACAATGGCAACAGCTTGAAACGGAAATGGCGGGTAGCTTTGTCAATGTTAAGTTCAGCTATCAAGGTCATGAGATCAGTGTTCAGCGTGAGCGTAAGAGCGAATCATCAACAGAGTTGGCGGTTTACATTGATGGTTATATCAAAGGCGGTTGGATTTGCTCACCTGAGAATCAACCAGAAGATACACCTAAGATTTTGCCGCAGGTTTGGAATACCAAAACTCGTAGCGCTTATTCACCTAAGAAAATTGCTGATTTAGAAAAGAAATTTGGCAAGCGTAAAGCTAAAGAATACTTCCCAAATTTGCATCATAAGGTTGGTGTTTTAATGCCATTTTTTTCGAAAGCCTCCGTACTCTGCCGCCAGTTTAAAAAGCTTGAAGGCTTAGCGCTTACTCACGCTTTTTTACTAGACGAGCCGGAATAAGAACTTATTTGATTATGCGAAACGAGCAAGGTGCTGTGGTGCCTTGCCTGTCTATCCAGCGTAGTGGCTGGGTACTGATGAGCAGCTAACAAAAAGAGCAAAGATGAATGACACCCTATGCTAAACGCTTACTCAAATATGCCATTGCGAACTGCCCAGTTAGGCCCGTTCGTAAAGGGAAAACTAAGGCAGAACTGCTCGCCGATCGTGAGCTTTGGGCTGTTAACTTTTTAAATGCAGCAACACCGAATTGGCAGCAGCTTAAGAGTCAGCCTAAAGCCATCAAGATAGTATCCAGTGCGACAACCGATGAGGATGACGAATGTTAGAAACTAATCAAAAAGCCCCTGTGCAGACTAATGCGCAGGCGCACCCAGTCGCTCAACACAAGAAGCGCCTTATCACCTTAATCAATGTGGCTAAGGGATCATTGCAGCTCGATGAGGCTATCTATCGTGCCATGCTGAAAAATGCCACGGGTAAAGACTCCTTGCGGGTAATGAGCCTGCCAGAGCTTGAACAGGCGCTAGAAGTGTTTAAACAAAAGGGCTTTAAACCTACTGTAACCAACAATAAAACAGCGGTTAAACGCCGTTTAAGTCCTGCTGCGGGTAAAAGCAAATTGGCAAGCATAGATAAAATACGTGCCATTTGGATCTCCATGGGCCACCACTTAGTTATCCAGGATAACAGTGAATCGGCGCTTGATGCCTATGTGCGTCGCATGACGCTACGCAGTAAAAATGAGGGCGTTGATGCCACCCCATGGATGACAGAACCGCAAGCCTACAAGGTACTTGAAAGTCTGAAAAACTGGCATAAGCGCGTACTTATCGAGCGCATTATTGCCCGTGGTGAGCGTTTAAAAATGAATGAAAACGGCACTCGCCCTGCAAGTTATGAGGTGATTGTTGCCCAGTATGAGGGCCACCTATGAAACTCTGCCGTTGCCCTGTATGCCACAGTAATATCCACTTAGATGCCTTAGTGAATGACGATGCGGCGCGCGAGCTGCTCGCCACACTTGCACCGATGGACGGTGCCACTGGGCGGATTCTAATGAACTACATCGGCTTATTCCGCCCCGTAAAAAGCGACTTGAGTTTTAACCGTGCGCTCACACTGGTGAACGACACACTGGCGCTAACCTCAAACCGAGACTGGTTACGTGCGGCGTTAGAAGAGACGGTGATCAAACTTCGCACTGCCAGAACTGAAGGTAATGCAAGACCACTAACCAACCACAATTACTTAAAAAAAGTGCTTGAAAGCATTAGCCAGCACTCAATTACCCCTGTGGCTGCGCCCGCTGCAAACGCAAAGCCAAGCTATGAGATCACCAGCTACGGCCGTCCTGAAAGCTTGGCTGAAACCAAAGCCAAGTTTGATGCACAGATGGCGCAATTTAAGGCAAAAGCTAAGAAGACCAAGGCAACAGAACAAGGAGGCACCAATGCTGAATGAACAAGGTGAACAACTGGATTTACTTTCGACCAGTGCCGCTGAACTTGAGCAAGCATTGGCGACATTAGCCACACTCAAGCCAGATGAACGTGAAGATTTTATTCGCCGCTGGCCATCGACCCTGCAAAGCCTTTGCGATGTGATGCGAGTGACGCTTAAGCAACATAATATTGTCGATGCAGATAATGTGAGCGAAGCCTTAGCGACCAGTTTGAGTGCTTATTTAGGTGGCCGTGACGTATATATTCCCAACGGAGAACGTCTTAAAAATGCCCTGCGCGATATCCGAATTTGGCGCGAGTTTAAGGGCAACAACCTTGAGCAATTAAGCCGCGATTATGGCTTAACCGAGCGAAGAGTGAGCGAGATTGTGGCCGAACAGCGCGCGGCATTTTTCGCAAGAAAGCAAAGGCGGTTGTTTTAGATTTATGCTGTTGCTGCGTCATCCTATTCTTGGTGATAGGATGATTGGCAATTTTGATAAAAAGGACTTTATATGAAAAAACTCTTACTCATTATTATTGTTATCGGCATTGCTTATTTGTTGATGCCTGTTTCCGTTAGTGGCACTTTGTATGTCGTAACAAACTCCGCCAATGTAGTGCCGATGCCTATCACTCAGATCAAGGTTTACCCGCTCAAAGAATTCAAGAAAGCTCTGTTCGATAAACAAAGTTATGCAAATAAAGAGTGTATGGGACTGCCTGATAAAAATGAGGTCGAATTAGCTTATCTTAATGGCGGTCCTAACCGAGATAATGCTAAGGAAAATTATGAACTTATTGTGTCCTGTGAAACTGCTACTTTGTTGAAAGATATTAAATTTCCTGCGGATGAGACCATTCTGACCGATAAAGACGGGAAATTTGATTTTACGCGCTCGCGCCTTGATAGTGTCGTATTAGTTGCGGAATCAAAGCGACAAGTCGGCTTGGGAACTGAAGAATACCTATGGTTAAGGGTGGTTCCTCGAGATGGCATCTTAAGTCAGAAAATTGAAATTAATAATAAAAATTTAGTGCAAGATATTGATGTAAGAACAATCCAGCTTTAGTGGCTCCTAACAAATTTCAAGGATTAATTATGAGAACGGTAAGCGTATTTGCAGCATGTAAAAGTTACAGAGAAACCTTGAAGCACTTTGATACTTTAGTGGAGAAATTCCAAGAGTATCTCTCTGTTAATTCATTTGGTAATAGTTCCGTAAACACAAAGGTTAAGCAGTTTCAGGTACTTGGTGAAACAGTGGAAGTATCCATTACTCCAATGGCATCTGAGTTTATAATTGGTAATGTTGAATTTAAGTTAATACTTGATAGGCGAGACAAACCATTTAATAAGAAAACGCTATTACAGATTTACCTCAACTCTAAAGGTGATTTTGGCTTGGAATTGAATGAAAAAAATGAGCTCATCTATGCTTCCAATATAGAAGCTGACAACGATACGGATTTATACATAACACTCGTTGTGCTAAAAAATCTCCTTGATCATTTTGGCATCCAAACACACTAACAAACTAATCCCGAAACCTTTCCAATCCGCTCCAAACCCTTAAGCCGAGACAATGAACCCATGTTCACTGTCTCGGTTTTTTTATGGCCTTTGTCACCCACAACAACTATCGCAGCGGCGTTAACAGTATGCCGATTGCGAATGCGCAGCCCAAACGCATTCAAAGCCGAGTCTATCGCCAGTGCGCTAAGGACGGTTTTAATGCCCGCATCAAGGCGGAGTTAGCAGGCGATGTGCCTGCCACCGTACCCTTGTACAGCCACAGCCTCACCCGCCAAAGCTACTTTTATCAAGGCTGGTATGCCGTCACTCACCTCCATATTTTAAAAGCCCGCGAGCAACGCAAGGCACAAGCTATGGCGGTGCCTAATGAACAGTAAACTCAAGGCGATTTTACTAGCCGCTGGCTTAAGTTCGGCAGCCATCACTGGCGCACAGCTTACCGATAAATGGGAAGGCAATAGCCTGAGCGTCTATGTCGATGCGGTGGGCGTACTTACCGCCTGTCGTGGCCATACGAGCAAAGACTTAAAGCTTGATCAAATCTTCACCGAGCAGCAATGCATGGAGATCTTTGCCAAGGATATCGCCAAGGAGGATAAGCAGTTGCTCAGCCTCACTGCGCCCGTAACGCTCACCCACAGCGAGCACGCCGCCTATTTATCGTTTTTGCACTGGGCGGGATACGGCAACTTTGCCAGCTCAACCCTACGTAAAAAGCTCTTAGCTGGGGATCGTGTGGGCGCGTGCAAGGAGCTAACCCAAGCCTGTTCAACCAATAAGCAAACGGGTGAGCGCGTCTGTAATGGCTGGACGTATGGCACCGACCTATTCGGTAACAAGGTGCGCCTTAATGGCCTCATCAAGCGCCGTGCAGAAGAGCAAACCATTTGCCTAAGCGAACTGGGCCTCTCGCAATCAGCTGGGGGCGCGCAATGAATCCCTCACAAATCATCAGCACTGTGCAGTGGATATTTTTGTCACTGGCATTAGTCATCATCGGGCTGATGTACCACCAACAGCAGAGCACTAAGAGCCAGCTCACCCAAGCGTTAACTGACAATGCTGCCCTGCAACAGAGCGCCGACACCCTAGCGGTAGGGCTGCAAGATGCCAACGTTGAACGCTTTGCCCTAAAAGCCGAAGGCGAAACCCTCGCTCTGCAGGTGCAAACCGTCGAACTGCAAAAGGCCGCGTTAGCTACCCGTAATCAAGATCTTAACCACCAACTGACCCAGCTACTTGAGGACGCCCAGGATGAACAAACGCAAGCATGGCGTGTGGCTAGCGTGCCTAACGATGTTGTGCGCGTGTACGACAACGCCGCCCGCTGTGCGTTACGTGCCTATTTACAAGACCCAATATGTGTTGCCGCCCGAAGTACTAATGCGCGAGTGCAACGTCACTCAGGTTCCACTACAGGTATTGCAGTGCCTGCAAACCCAGAAGGAACAGTGCCTATCCAACCCAAAGTCAGCGGGGCTAATGCTCTCGCTACTCACTGACCTTGGGCAATGCAACCTCGACTGGCAAGCCCTGCACGATTGGCGGCAACGCCATCAAACTGACCAAACAAAATAAGGAACCCCATGGACGAAACCGACTGGGCTAGCAATATGGAAACCCGCGAGCGAGCTGCCTGTGTTGATGCAGTTCGGGATGCCGCCAGGCACAAACAACACAGCACTGGCAATGGCATCTGTATTGAGTGCTTAGAGCCAAATGAGCCACAGCGGCTTAACGAGTTGCGCTGTATTAGTTGCCAACAGGATGAAGATAAGCGCCAGAAGATGCGCTATGGGAAGCGTTTATGATCGAATCGCTATTTGAATTTTTTGCTAAGTATTGGGGATTTATTGGCAGCGTGATTAGCGTTTTATGCGCATTGCTGATGGCGTGGTTTAGCACTCGCTTTACCCCGCGCATTGAGCACGAAAAGGTGGTCCAAATGGTTGCCGGAATCGACAAGCGCCTTAGCGAAACCGAATTGGTATTGGAGTACATACCGACCCGTCCAGAGTTCCATGATCTCGATAAAAACCTAGTGGGCTTAGTTGAACGGCTTGGATCAATGGAACAGGGCATTAACCGACTCGAAAAAAAGACCGACATGCTTCTCGAAAACGAACTGAAAGGAGGCCATTAATGGCGATGCAGCAAATTATCAATGAGCACCAACGCCTAGTGGTGCTTCGATTACTGACAGAAGCGGGAGCCTTCGCACTCAATGAGTCCATCTTACAAGATGGCTTGATTGCCTATGGTCTCGATATTAGCCGAGACTCGTTAAAGGTGCAGCTCGCGTGGCTGGCCGAGCAAGGGCTGATTAAAACTGAGCAAGTGGGCAAAGTGACCACGGCCACGCTAACTGGTCGCGGCCAAGATGTAGCCACAGGCCGCGCAACGGTGCCAGGCGTTAAGCGTCCACGGGCTGGAGAATAGCCATGGCAAGAGCAATCCTAAATCGTGGTGAGCTTGCAGGCATCCGCTTAGTGGCGGATTTGTTTGTGATCCGTGAACTCGAAAAGAACGTGCTTGCTAAAAACGAGCACGTTAAGCCGCACATCAAAGCGCTAAACCAGCGCCTTAAAAAGGCAGTTCACAAGGTGTTTGCGGCAGAAGCCGAACTACAGAAGCAAGTCCACTTAGTTCGTGCGCAGTGGCTGCGAGAATGGGAGGGGTTAGACGATGGCGAGTGAAACCCGAGGCCGACGATCTAAGGTGGATTTACTGCCTGATCCTATCCGCAAAAAGCTCGATGCGGGGCTGCGTAATGGCTCGATTCAGCAGATTGATTTGCTCGATGAAATCAATGCGCTGATTAAAGCTGCAGGCTTACCTGAGGAAAACCAGCTTTCCCGCGCGGGCATTAACCGCTATGCCACCAAGATGGAAGCCGTGGGTAAATCCCTGCGGGAAATGCGTGAGATCACCCAAGTGTGGACGGCAGAGCTGGGTGACAAGCCCACGGGTGAAGTGACTAAACTCATTCTCGAAATGGCGCGTTCGCAGCTGTTTAAAGCCCTATTAAACCAAGATGAAACGGGCGAAGGTGCCGACGTTGGCATGATTAAAGACGCCATGTTAGCGGTGCAGCGTTTGGAGTCTGCTGCCATGGCCAGCCATAAGCGCGAGAAAGAGATCCGCACCGCGTTCGCGGCCGAAGCGGCTAATGCCGCCGAGAAGGTCGCGAAAACCGCAGGCTTAACCAGTGATGCCGTGGCCTTGCTTAAGCGCGAAATACTGGGGATTGCATGATGAGCGTAACCACTATTGCCACTATTCACTACTTATGCCACTGGGTACTAATCACTGCGCCGTGTTCCACAGCAGTGCTTGGATTGATGGACGGTATCAGATCTGAATTACCAAGGATCAGAAAAGAATACTGGGGATTGCCTGATGACCATTAAGAAAAAGGTGTTAGCGGCCGCGACTGCGGTAGCGCTAGCCATCACGCCAACGGCAAGCAGCTTTGATCCCACGTATGAGGCAAGTTGCCTAAGTCGCTTTGATCCTAAAGAGGTGCTGCTCGGTTATCAGAAACGCTGGATAGCCGACGAGTCACCGCTGAAAATTGCCGAAAAGTCGCGCCGAACTGGACTCACTTGGGCCGAAGCTGCCGATGCTTCTTTAACTGCAGGCGCTGCCCGTGGCCAAGGCGGTACTAACCATTTTTATGTGGGCAGTAACAAGGAGATGGCAAGGGAATTTATCGACGCTGCGGCCATGTGGGCCAAAGTATTTGATAAAGCCGCAGGCGAAATCCAAGAAGAAGTGTTTGTTGATGAAGGCCAAGACGGTAAAGAGATCCTGACCTTTGCCATTTACTTTGCCTCAGGTTTTAAGGTGCAGGCGCTATCGAGTAATCCCTCGAACCTACGCGGTATGCAAGGCAATGTGACCATTGATGAGGCCGCGTTCCACGAGCGCTTGGCCGAAGTGCTAAAAGCGGCATTGGCGCTAACCATGTGGGGCGCGAAGGTACGCTTGATCTCCACCCATAATGGCATTGATAACCAGTTCAATGAGCTGATTAATGATTCCCGTGCGGGTAAAAAAGATTACTCCATTCACCGCGTCACCTTAGATGATGCCTGTAATGAGGGGCTGTATAAGCGTATTTGCCAAGTGCGCGGCATCGAATGGAGCCAAGCGGCCGAGGATGACTGGAAAGCAAAATTACTCAAAGCCACAGCTACCGAAGAGGACGCATTAGAAGAATACTTTTGCGTGCCTAAATCGGGCGGTGGTGCCTATCTTAACCGCGCGTTAATCGAAGCCCGCATGGCCAGCGTGACAGATAGCGGCCCCGTTGTTCGCCTTAAAAAAGACGATGCTTTTGGACAATGGCCAGAGGGTCTACGGGCGGCGGAGATCCTTAAATGGTGTGAGGATGAACTAAAGCCGGTTCTCGATAGCTTAGACCCTGCGCGCCCCCATTGCTTTGGTGAAGACTTTGCCCGTAGTGGTGACTTAACTGTGATTGACGTGGGGGAAATCGCCCAAGACTTGCACATTAAAACCAAGTTACAGGTTGAGCTTAAAAACATTCCCTTTCGCCAGCAAGAGCAGATCCTGTTTTACATTGTGGACCGCTTACCACGGCTGAGGGGCGGCGCGATGGATGCGCGCGGGAATGGCCAAGCGTTAGCGGAATACACCCAGGATAAATACGGCAGTGAAGTGATTGCCTGCGTGATGCTATCTGAGTCCTTTTACCGCGAGCAAATGCCACGCTTTAAAAGCCACTTTGAAGACGGGCTTATCACTATCCCAAGGGATGACGACACCAGTACTGACCTGCGGGCCTTAAGCATTAACCGACGAGGTACGCCATGCCTTGGCGATGTGCGCACAGGCCAAGAAAAAGAACGCCATGGTGATGCCGCGATCAGCCTGTTCTTGATGGTATACGCCTCCACCTTAGACGGTGCCCCCATAGAGTTCACCCCCATTCCTAGAAGTGATCACCGTAATCCGAATGCCGCAGCAAGTGCCCATGAGGATGATCATCATCAAACGCAGCGAGGTTGCTGGTAATGCAAGAAAAAACAACTGAATCACGTATTTTGGACGCCAGTGGTCGGCCGTTTAAGCAGCGTGAAGCCAAAGCACTGCAGACCGACGATGTGCGTTTAATTGGCTTGCAACGTACCTTTAGCCAGCACCCAAGTAGCGGCTTGACGCCCGCCAGTGCAGCCAATATTTTACAGGCCGCCGAGCAAGGCGATCTCATTGCTCAATGTGAACTGGCCGAAGATATCGAAGAGAAAGACGGCCACCTATATGCCGAGTTAGACAAGCGCAAACGGGCGCTGATCGGCGTGGATTACTATTTAATACCGCCCCGTAACCCGACGCCACAGGAAAAGGCCGACACTGAATATCTGCAAGAAATGCTTGAGGAAGGTAACTGGATAAAGACGCTCATTAAGTCAATGAGTGATGCCATTCTCAAGGGCTTTAGCATGCACGAGTTAGCCTGGACGCGTGAGCTAGGCGAATGGTTTATTGAAGTGCCAGAGTATCGCGATCCGTCTTGGTTTATGACTCACCCTGAGCGGCGCAACGAACTGCGGCTGCGTGATGCCACGGTCAATGGCGCTGACCTGTGGCCCTTTGGTTGGATCAAACATATTCATCCTGCCAAGTCGGGCTATGTTAGCCGCAGTGGTTTAGTGCGTCAGTTAATCTGGCCCTTTATTTTTAAAAACTACAGTGTGCGCGACTTAGCCGAGTTCCTTGAGATCTACGGTTTGCCGCTGCGTATTGGTCAGTATCCTGCAGGTGCCAACGATGAGGAAAAGCGCGCCCTGTTAAATGCAGTGATGAGCATTGGCCATAATGCGGGTGGCATTATGCCCAAGGGCATGGTGATGGATTTTGAGAGTGCCGCCACAGGTCAAGCCGATCCCTTTGATTTGATGATTAGCTGGGCTGAAAAGACCATGAGCAAGGTGATTTTAGGCGGCACCTTGACCAGCCAAGCCGATGGTAAAAGCTCAACTAATGCGCTCGGTAACGTGCATAACGAAGTGCGCCAAGAGCTGCGTGATGCTGACCTTACCCTGATTGCCGAAACCTTAACCTGCGACTTAGTGGCCCCTTTATATGCGCTTAACTGCAAGAGTTATCAAAGCCACCGTCGTCATCCACGTTTAGTCTTTGATACCACAGAAGCCGAAGACTTACGGGCCTTAGCGTATCCGCTGCGTGCGTTCGTCAGCATGGGCATGCAGATCCCACAAAACTGGCTGCATGAAAAGACCCGTATCCCTAAGCCCGCGAATGGCGAAGCCGTGCTGGTGATCCAGCAAGAAGACCCCAATGCCAGCGCTGCTAACCAGACAGCATTGGCGGCTTTAGCCGCTCAACCGTCTAGTGCCCCGTTGAGTGAACCGAGCCAAACCGCCTTAGATAAAGCCTTGGATGCACTCACTCAAGGTCAAATGAGCGAAGCCTATATGGCGATGGTAGAGCCATTACTGGCACAACTGCAGAGCGAGCCGGAGCAGCTGCGGGCGCAACTGGAAAAGGACTATCCCGCCATGGATACCGAGCAGCTTACCGAAACCTTAGCGCGGTTAATGTTTGTGGCCGAACTATGGGGAATCGCCAATGCCTAAAACCGTTGATTTAAGCATTGCCATTAACCAAGCACCCGCCGATGCGGTGGCCTATTTTCGTGCCAAAGGCTTTGCCATCAGTGACGATTGGCAAGACGTGTGGACTCGCGCTCACGCCCGTGCCTTTACGGTGGCCAAGGCGGCACAGATGGATGTGCTCACGGCGATCCGTAATGAAGTGGATGCAGCCCTAAGCCAAGGGTTAACCGCTAAGCAGTTTCAGGCCAACCTTAAACCTCAACTCGAAAAGCTCGGATGGTGGGGCAAAAAGGAAGTCGATGGCCGCGAGGTACAGTTGGGAAGTCCCTACCGCTTAAACACTATCTATCGTCAAAACCTGCAAACCGCCTACATGGCTGGGCGCTATCGGCGCATGTTGTCGCGCACCAAAACTCACCCCTATTGGCAGTATGTCGCGATAGATGACGGTCAAACACGGCCAGCCCATGCGCGGCTTAGGGGTAAAGTTTTCCGCTTTGACGATCCAATATGGGACATCATTTATCCTCCCAATGGCTGGGGCTGTCGTTGCCGCGTTCGGGCGCTCACCGAGGCGCAGGTGAAGGCGATGGGGATCACTGTGGAAAATGGCGAAGGCTATATCCATCGCTTTGACACTGAGACAGTCGCGCGCGGAACGGGTGAAGTGTTAACCGTGCCCCATGCGCGTATCGATCTGCCTGACGGTAGCAGCATGAGCCCCGATTTAGGCTGGGCCTATAGTCCAGGCGAAGCCGCCTTTGGTACCGACGTGGCCGTCGCTAAAAAGCTGGGCACTATTCAATCCCTCGATACCCGCGCGCAGTTTATTCAAGCACTCAATAATAGCCCACTGCGCCACGCCCAGTTTGCCCAATGGACGGATGAAGTCCTTGCCGCCAATCCAGGACAAAAGCGACGACCGGGCTTAGGCGTACAGGCTTTAGGTTTTATGACGCCCTCGATTCAAACCGCAGTGACAGCGCGTTTAGGGCGAGAACCTACGGCCTTACTGGCCATAGGAGAAAAGCAATTAGTGCATGCAGATAGTGCAAGGCACATTGCCGAGGGTGTTGCGTTAAGTCGTGATGAGTATCAGCAATTACCGCAGATGTTGGCAGAACCCGAGGCCGTGCTTTGGGATCGCAAGAACCAGAATCTGTTGTATGTCTATCCCGCTGCGGATGATGCAGGCAGTAAGGTCAAAGTGATTATTAACAGTGCGTGGAAGATGAAACGCCAACAGGCAATGGATGCAGTGATCAACGTCTATAAGACGGATCGAGCGAACCTGCTGCAACCAGAATATGAAGTGATTGAAGGTCGTCTGTAAGTGAGTTTGGTATAAGTGAAGTGTGGTGGCGTGGTGGGAGTCGAACCCACATACACCCTGAATGATCAGAGTCTGCTTTACCAGTTAAGAGTACACGCCACCCTGTGTTCAAGCATATCACCATTCCTCCTCGTTGACAGTGCTAAGGATAAAAAATGAACAAGGTAGAGATCGTCTTAAGTGACTCCCCAGTGCTGCAAGTGTTGGGGAGTTTGCTGGATAAGCTCGATGACTTAAGCGAACCGATGAACGATATTGCTGCCGTTCTGGAGTCCGCTACAGAGGGTGCCTTTGAGGCCGAGGCCGATCCAGTTACAGGTCAAGCCTGGGCATCTTTAAGTGATGCCTACCTTAAGGCCAACCCTAAACGCCAGGGCGGTAAGATATTACAAGCCAGTGCTGGCGGGCTAGCTGCCAGCGTAGCTGCCGACAGCGGCGACTTTTGGGCGGCCATTGGTAGCAATAAAATCTATGCCGCCATTCACCAGTTTGGTGGCACCGACGATATGCCCGCAGGCCCAGCGGGTATTCCGGCACGACCATACCTCGGCGTAAGCCGTGAGGATGAACAGTCTATGTTAGGGTTCTTGGGTGGGTATTTGTTGTAAAAAAATAAAGGCAGGGGGGAATGGTAACAAGCGTACACAATGAACTATTCAGTGTGACGAAATTTATAGAACAGTAGTATTGTGCAATTGGGTATTACTTGCTAGATTCTTGATTGTTCCCCTTTTTTAGGAGGATCTATTAACATTGGAGGTATTTATGTTCGTCGAGTGTTTTTATTTCCCTCTAACCATCATGAGAGCCGCACACGGGGGAATGAACGAAGGATAGATGCAAATCGAATGGAATTGGCATGTGGCTGCAAGGCCTTTGGCGGTGTAGGATGAGGTAACTCGTTTGATTATGGATGCCAATTCCGCCCTTCACCTATATTAAGATCTTCAGGTTAGTTTTCAAAGTAAAAGCATCATAAAGTTATTTATCCGCTAACACCCTCAGACACGATTTAAGCACATCAACTATCAACTTGGTACAACGGCTTATCTAAAAACCACTTAAACGCTTTAACAAGGATTTAAACGGGTTTTAAACTAGGTTATGCTCGCACTCATTAACCCAACAAGGACAACATTACAGGAGGTTGCATGAACTTGACTAATACATTGGTACCGAGTGGAGGTAGTCACTTTAGCTTAGGCTTAAGTAATTGGGTTAATGGTGATGGTGTAGAGCCTCCATTACTAAAGCACTTTACCGAACAAGCAACAGGTGGTGGAACTACTCAGCCTGAATCAGAAGGTGCTGGCGCAGATATTTGGATAGTGTTGATTTCGATAGCCGTAGTATTACTTAAATGGATGAGGTGTTAAGGATGACAATCAATAAGGTAATGACCAAAGGCTTTGATAACCCCTTAGCAAAATTTGATAAGGCCAATGCTAAATTGGCTCGTTTTTATAGTACGCAGAATAGAATTAGAGAAATACAAAAGGCTTTTGAATTACCTAATGCAATATCTCAAATGTTGAAAGATATTGATAATTTAACACCCCCTATAAAAGCCCTTCAGCCAACATTATGCTTGGCCACTGCAGGAACAGCATTTACGCAATCACAATCACCCAGTTTTCTTGCTCGAATGTTAGCCCCTCAAAAAGCACTTTTAGGTGACATGGCAAAGTTGCATCCTCAACTAAGTCCATTACTTACTCAATTAAGTAGTACTACCACTGGCGTGTTTATTTCTAAGTTTCTGACAGATAATTTAGATTTAATTATCCTAAAGCTACCTGCACTAAAAAGTGAACATTTAGCTTTATTGGAAGAGGCTGCCCAGAATTTTTCTGATATTCCCCCTCTAACAGAATCAAGCTTAAGTGAGCTTTCGCAAGCATTAGAAGCTGCTCAAAACGACGCTCTTACAGATGATGACTTCTGGAGAAATCTTCTAGATCAGATCAAGTCAAATCCAATTTTGCTATGGATAATTAACATTATTGTGATTCCAATGATTATTAATTTGGTTTCAGCACAGATGAACGCCACAGAACCTGTACAAGTACATTTAGAAAATACGTTTTATATAACCTTGCAGACTGTCGAAGAGGTGAAAGAGACCGCTAATAAAGAACAATGCCAAGAAGTTCTTCAAGTTTGTAGGTTTGTAGGTAACGACAAATTAAATGTGAGGTCAGATGATAATGGCAAATCTCTCATAATCGATACCATCCCATTTGGGCTGGCGGTATACGTAATTGACCGAAACGATGCGAGAACTTGGACTTACATTCAATACTATGACCAAGAAACAGAAGGTTATAAATTCGGATGGGTAGCAACTAGACATCTAAAATCCTATAAATAAATCCCGAAACCTTTCCAATCCGCTAGTTAGCTCCACTCGATCATGATGGGCACTCCAATGTTATTGAGAGTGCCTTTTTTATGTCTGCAACATCCACCGCTTTGGGCTTTGCCGCCTTAAGCAGCCAGTTAAATGTCAATACAGAAGCCGCCTTTGTGGTGGGTGAAGATGGCTACATTCAGGCACTGCCTGATGGTCACTTTGCCAGCGTAGATGGTCGCCCTGATGATGTAGCTGGTGGCAAGTGGTTGATGGATAGCATTGCGTTCGCGGCCCTGCAAGCAAATACCCCCCATAAAGCCGGTGATCTCGTTATCGACTACGAACACCAAACCTTAAACAAAGAAGTCAACGGCCAACCTGCGCCCGCTGCAGGTTGGTTCAACATCACTGACGTGCAATATCGTGAGGGCCACGGCTTGTTCATTAAGCCGCGCTTTACCGATAACGCCACCGCCTTTTTAAGCGCCAAGGAATATAAGTATTTCTCGTTGGTGTTTGGCTATGACAAAGCCACAGGCCGCCCGCAATTTATCCATTCAGCAGCGTTAACTAACCGCCCTGGTGTCGATGGCATGTTGCCATTAGCGCAGCTGTCAGCATTGGCACTCACTCAATTATCTGCAAATGAATCTAATCCAACCCAACCGGAGGGACTCCATGTGAATCCACTATTGAAAAAGCTATTAGCCGCGCTCGGTATCGAGATGGCGGAAGGTGCGCAACTGACCGAGGAGCAACAAGCCGAGGCCATGAAGCGCTTAGATGATTTAGTCAAAGCTGCTGGCAGTGTCGATGGGCTTAAGGAAGACATGGCTGCCCTATCGGCTAAGGTCACAACACAAACTAACGTACCCGCTGGCCAAGTTGATCTGACTCAATATGTGCCCGTTGCCACAGTGAACGCCATGCGTGAGCAGTTGGTGGCGCTCAGTGCACAAAACGGTCAGTTGACGATTGAGCAAGCGGTTAAGCAAGCGCTGGATGAAGGCAGCGTGCTGGCTTGTGAGAAGGACTACTTGGAGCAATTGGGTAAACAGCAAGGCTTTGCGGCGCTGTCTGCGCACTTAGCGGGCCGTAAGCCTATTAGCGCGTTAACGACCACCCAAACCACCACAGTTGATAAGCCCGTAGATAAATCTAAGGTCGCGGCACTGACTGCCGACCAAATCAAAATGGCCGATTCTTGGGGCATGTCGCACGCTGACTTTGCTAAAGCTATCGCCGCTGATCAGGAGCAAAAATAATGGCTGCTATTAACGCCCCAGTATTACAAGCCCTGCGCACTATGGTGCGTAGCGAGTTTCAAAATGCTTTAGCTAAGACTGATCCACTGTATTTAAAAATTGCCTCCGTCGTGCCAAGCAATACTAAGTCCAATACCTACGGCTGGTTAGGTTCAATGCCGACCATGCGCGAATGGATTGGTGCGCGGGTGATCAACTCCATCAAAGAGCATGGTTACTCAATCACCAACAAGACGTTTGAAACCACGATTGGCATTAGTCGTGATGATGTTGAAGACGACACCATTGGCACTTACAAACCTATGGTGCAGGCATTGGCGCAGGAAGGTGAAGAGTTCCCCGATGATCTGGTGTTTGCTCTGTTAGCTGATGGTTTTACCACTGCCTGTTATGACAGCCAAAACTTCTTCGACACCGACCACCCTGTGAATGCCAAGCACGATGGCACGGGTGCTGATGTTTCTGTGGCCAACATGGTGGCAGATGGTGCCTATACGGGTGAGCCATGGTTCTTGCTCGATACCACGCGCCCATTAAAGCCACTCATCTTCCAAGAGCGTCGCAAGCTGGATTTAAACACCCTGTTTAATCCAACCGACCCAGCGGTATGGACCAATAACGAGTTCCAGTTCGGTACCGATATGCGCTGTGAAGCGGGCTTTGGTTTCTGGCAGATGGCCTTTGCTAACAAGCGTGCCCTTAACGCAACCAACCTGTGGGACAGCTACGAGAAGATGACGGCCTTCACCCGTGATGGCGGTAAGAAACTCAAAATTCGCCCGAACTTGTTGGTGGTGCCCGCATCACTCGAACAAGCTGCCCGCAAGCTACTTGAGCGTGAGCTGATTGATGAAGGCGGTACCACAGTGAACAACGAGCTTAAGGGCAAGTTTGAAATCTTAGTGGTGCCACAGCTCTAGGTGTTCACCCCCTAAGTTTGAGTAGCGAATCGCAGGCACAAGGATGCGCCTGCACCCCAACATCGAGTGAGGTAACAATGAAATGGCGAATCCTTCTAAGAACATTCAAGTCCTGTTGGTTATCTGTCTTGCGCACACTGGCTATCGCCGTGCGGGCATGGCGCTTAACAAAGGCGAAAACCTTATACCGCTGGCCGAGCTGTCGGATGAGCAAGTTGCAGCGTTTGAAGCTGATCAGCGCCTTAAGGTATCCGTGCGTGATATGGCACCAGCGTCGGGGAGTGTGGACATTCCAGACGGTGATCAGACATTAGGCACCGATATCACGGGCACGCTCACTGGTGTGAAAGAGCCCAATGGTGAAGAGAAAGCCTTGGGTGAACTGTCAGTAAAAGAGCTGAAAGAACTTGCAAAAGACTTGGCGATCACGGGTGTTAACTCGATGAATAAAACTGACTTAGTTAGTGCGATTCAGGCAGTAAAAGTCACTGTGCCAGGTGAAAACGAAACGGCTAATCCAAGCGCTGAAACGGAAAGCACTGAACCATCGGGCACCGTCACCAACGAAGCAGGTGAATAGCCATGGCCCAATTGATGTACGCCACCCCTGACAACATGCTGAGTCGCTTTGGTGCACAGGACTTAATGCTGCTTACCGAGCGTGAAGACAGTGTGCCAGGGGAAATCAATTTCGCCTTGCTTGAGCAAGCATTGCGCGATGCGTCTGCCGAGATTGATGGCTATATCGTGGGCCGTTACACCTTGCCGTTAACCACGGTTCCCGCCGTATTGGAGCGTAACTGCTGCGATATCGCCCGTTACTTCTTGTATGGCGATAAAGCCCCTGAACAAGTCGAGAAACGCTATACCGCTGTGGTGAAGTTTTTAACCGCAGTGAGCAAAGGCGATATCAGTTTGGGGCTAGCTGATACGGGTGAAGTCGCTAGCCAAAGTGAGTTAGTGGTCAGTATCGAAAGTGCAGGCAGCGTGTTTGGCCGTGCATCGTCTAAGGGGTTTATCTGATGTTTGAAATTAAAGATAACTACCTTACTGCAGGTGATGCGCTGACTCAACTGCTTGAGCCATTAGTGGCGAGCCAGAAGCTGAAAAAGGTCTATCAAGCCAATGAGCTAAGCGAAGTGGATGAGCGCAGCCAAATCACCCCCGCCGCCCATGTGTTGTATCTGGGCGATACGCTGGCGGATACCGCACAAGGCGGCAACACCAGCCAAATTAAGCAGACTTGGCTTGTGGTATTGGCTTGCCGTTTATCTATTCACGAAGGCCAAGCTGGTGAGCTATTAGTCAGCCTGTTAAACGCGATTGTGGGTAAGTCCATTGCGGTGGATGGTCAGATGCTTGGCCCCTTTGTGCGAGTGAACAGCCCCGTTAAACCCCGTTTCACTAAAAGCCACGGTTATTACCCCGTGGCCGTGAGTGTGCAACTGAGATTCAAACCCAGCTAACCCAACAACTTAAGATGAGGAAAATCCTATGAATGGATTATTAGTCGCAGGCAACTTCTTTGTTGACCGCTTAAATGCCCAAGGGCAATCAACGGGGATCATTGGTCCCATCAACACCACTAAGCTCGCCATTAAAACCGACGCCGACGAAAAGGTACGTGGCAGTAAAAAGAAAGACAGCTATGGCCAAGCTTTAAGCGTGGTGAAAATTGCAAAACCTGTTGAGGTGGAATGGTCGTTTGACGATCAACCCGCCGAACTGATTGCTATGGCACTGCTGGGTGATACCCAAGTGCTGAACACGGGCAGCGGCAACTTAACCGATGAGGCCGTGACCTTGCCTGATAATCAGCGTTGGATACAGCTATCTGAAAGTAACTTTGCTGCCCTCGGTTTTGTGGTGAAGAAAGACGCTGCCACCTTAGTGCTGGGCACTGACTATGAGGTGAACTATGCCCTAGGGCTAGTGCGCGCCGTAAAAGGCGGCGCTATTGAAGCGGGTGGCGCGGTGAAGGTGACAGGCCAACATAATGCCATTAGCGGCACCCTTATTCGCGGTGGCATTAATGCCCAAACCCGTGCGCGGATCTTCGGAGAAGGTACCAACTTAGAAACAGGCAAGCCGATTAAGCTCGATGTTTTCGACGCCAGCTTATCGCCTACGGCTGCGATCGATTTTGCCGCCAGTGAGTTTGTGAGCGCCACCCTTGCGGGTAAAGCCCAGTTAGTCGCGGGTAAGGATCATCCGTTCGAGTACCTAGAGCTGGATGCGTAAGCGGTTTTGCTTAACCCAAGGGCATGGCCGTACTCAATTGCCATGCCCTTTAATCCCCATTTAACCGCCGTTTAAACACCGATTGTTTAGATACTAACGAGAGTATTAACGAGATAGCCATGGCTGATAAAACCTTAGAACTCGCCCTGCGGATCGTGGCAGAAGCCACGGGCAAGCAACACATTGCGGCTTTAGTCGATGAGCTTAAGCGCATCGGCACTGAGTCGGATGCGGCGAATCCTAAGACGCAGGCGCTCGCTGATGAACTCGATGGCGTGAGTGATGCCAGCCAAGCGGGTGCGAATCAAGTTGATGAACTCAAAAATAGCCTTGATCCGTTAAGCAACCAGTTAGACCAAGTGGCCCAAAGCGGCCGTAATACCAGCAACCAAACAGAGCAGCTCACTAATGACCTCAAGTCTTTAGCAACAGGGCTTGATGACGTAGGCGATAGCAGCCAATCGACCAGCCAAAAAGCCAATACCTTAGCCAATAAGCTCGATGAACTGGCTAACCAGCAAGACCTGATCAACACCTTTAAGCGGTCACGCAATGAGCTTGAACAGCAAGAACTTGCAGTCACTGCCGCCGCCTTAGCACTGCAGGACTTAAAGCAACGTGCCAGCCAAACGGATGCGCCTTTTGTGCAGCTGGCACGCTCTATTGATGTGGCCGAAAAAGAGCTGGAGCAAATGCAGCGCGAGTTAGCGCAGCAATCATCCAGCCACACTAAACTGCAAAATGCCCTGTCAAAATCGGGCATTGATTACAACAACCTGACCACAGCGCAGCGCAAGTTAAGTGCCGAATTTGACGGCACTGGCCGCAATGTCGATAAGTTTGCTAATCAGTTAGATAAGGGCAATGCCAGCGCCCGTGATCATGCCAGTTCCCTGCGTGGTGTGATCGGCCAAGTGACCGCCTTAGCAGGGGCTTACTTGGGCTTTGACCGCGTGGCTCAAGCGGTGAAGGATGTCTTTGCCACGGGCGATCAATTCGAACGTCTTGGCGTGCAAATGAATGCCGTGATGGGCGGTTTTGAATCTGGCAAACAAGCCACCGCTTGGGTAAAGCAATTCGCCATCGATGTGCCGCTACAACTGAACGAAGTCAATCAAGCGTTTGTGAAGGCCAAAGCCTTTGGCCTCGATCCTATGAACGGCACCATGAAGGCGATTGTGGATCAAGCCTTTAAACTCGGTGGCGGTTTTCAAGAGGTCGAGGGGATCACCTTGGCACTCGGCCAAGCCTGGGCAAAACAAAAGCTACAGGGTGAGGAGATCCTGCAGTTGATTGAGCGCGGCGTGCCCGTATGGGACATGCTGGCTAAGGTCACGGGAAAGAACACCTTAGAGCTGCAAAAACTCAGTGAGCAAGGCAAGCTTGGCCGCGATGTGATCCAAGGCTTGATTGATGAAATGGGCCGAGCCGCAAATGGCAGCGCAGCGGCGCAGATGGCTTTGCTCAGTGGCCAAGTATCAAACCTCAAAGACAACCTTTCATCCTTCTATGATCTCGTGGCTCAGTCCGGTGCACTTGATTGGCTCAAGGGCCAGATCAGTGAGTTGAATCTTGAGTTTGCCGCCATGGCCGCCGATGGCCGTTTAAAGGAATGGGCGCAGCAAGTCAGCGACACGATCGTGAGCATAGGCTCAGCGGTGCAAGATGGCGCGGCTATGCTGTACCACTTCCGTGATGAAATTGGTTTTGTGGCTAAGGCATTTCTCGCGTTAAAAGTCGGTAGCTATTTTAGTGATGTGATCACTGGAGCCAATGCCGCCATCGGCGTGATGCGTCTTTACACTGGCGCGATCATGGGTACCACTGCGGCGAGTGAGGGCGCGGCCTTAGCTGCTGGCAAACTTAAAACCGCCTTGGCAGCAGCGGCTAAAGCGGGTTTGTACTTAGCGCTGATTAGCGAGTTGATCGAGGTTGCTCGGGTATACCAAGAGTTATTGATTGCTGAAGAAGCACTGGAAAAATCTAAACGCGCTGCCGCGTCTAGCGCCAAACAGTTGGAGTACTCACTTAAGGATCTCAGTGAGCAAACGGGCGTAGCCTTTACCACTATGGCCGAGTTCAACAAGGCGGTTGATGAAGGCAAACTGATTTATGACGACGCCACGGGTAAGTGGAAGAACGCCGCTAAAGCCATGGAAGAGGTTAAACAGGCCGCCGTTGAAGTCGTTGAGCCGATTAAGCTGACTATTGACCAAGCCATCAAACTGACTCAGCAGCTAACTGAACAAGCGACATCGTTAGAAAATCTTAAAGGTGGTATGGGCGGTTTTATTCGCCATCTGGACTCCGCCATCGTTACTTTTCAAGCTGCAGGTAAAGAGTATGCGGGCCATGTAGAAGCACTTAAACTCCTTAAAGCTAAGTACGAAGAGCAACAAAAGTACCTTGATGCCACGGCTAAAGGTACTGCCGCACTAGAGCAAGCCTATAAGGACTTAGGGCTGACCAGTGCCAAGTCATTACAGGATACTGCTGATAAATCTAAAGCTGCGTTTGAGCTTATCCGCGACAACAAAGAGCCTATTGATCAAGTCCGTGATGCCTTTATTAACTGGGCTAAGGCGGCCATTGTTGCGGCGGAAGCATCTGGCAAGACAGTCCCTGAAGGGCTTAAAGCGCAAGCCGCTGCCCTGCAGTTAAGCGACGAATATCAAAAGCTAACTGAGAAATCGAAGAGTTACGGCGCAGGATTGAAAGATGGCGTTACCCCAGCACATCAACGTCTCGTTGAGGATATGAAAGAGACGACGAAAGAAATTACCAAAAACCGTACTGCGATAAACAATAGTACCGATGCGAATAAAGGTAACAGTGCCGCAGTTACAGAGCTAAATAAAAACACAGAAAAACTTAAAGAACAGCAAGAAAAGCTGAATCAAGTTAAGGCTCTTGAAATTGCTAATTATCAAGAGCTAAAAGGCAAATATGCTGCAGTAAACGAGGAAATGCTGCGCCTAGAGAAAAGCTATCAATCTGGTGCACTGTCGGCTGAAGAATATCAGCGACAAAAGGATCGATTAATTGAAGTCCTTAATGTACTGCGCGAGCTTATGGGCGATGTTCCAGATGGTATGGACGACTTAACTGATAGCGAGAAAGACGCTGGCATTGAGGCGGGCAGAACGACAAAAACGTTAATGGAGCAACGCGAAGAACTAGAGGAATTAGAGAAGAGCACTGGCCGCGCCACTGAGTATGTCAACCTATTTGCGGGTGCCTATGCCCACTTAAACAAACAGTTCAATTTTAACGAAGATAGCACCGAAAAACTCAACGCCCGCGTCGATGAGCTGACTAAAAGCATCATGAACAATATGCGGGTGAATACTGGCTTTTGGGGTGTGCTGGCGCAGCTCAGTAACCAAGCTTTTATCCGCGAAAAGCAGATCATCAATGAAACCTTACTGACCCGCAAATGGACTGAAGAACTCGAAAGCTCAAGCATTAGCCTCGATCGCGTCAATCAAATTAGCCGCGAGGCTAAGTGGAATATACGCGAGCTAGGCGACGAAGAGCTTAAGCCACTGCAAGCGGCCATTGATGCTACCCGCGATCGTATTCTCGGCCTGCGTGACGATATCAACGCGACCTTGGACAGTCTTAAAGATGAGATGGATCAGCTCAACAATAACCAAGCCGCTATCGAGAAGCGTCGCTATGAGCAGCAACAGGCTGAGCTTAAGGCGCAGCTCGATGCTGCCCGCACAGCTCAGGATAAAGAGTCCATCGCCAGTGCCCAAGAAGCACTGCAACTGAGTCAGCAAATCTACGCCACCAAACTAAAACAAATCGAAGCAGAGGCGGTAGAACGTAACGCGCAGGCGATCGAGCGTGCATCAAGCAGTGCAAGCACCGCGATGAATTCCACTCGCAGTACTACAAGCCAAACCACTTCGCCATCGGTGAGTAATCAGAACACAGGCGGCAGTGTACAAATTTATCGGTTAGAGCTGGCAATGCCATCGGGCAACGTGGTGAAAGCCGATTTGCTTGATGAGTTTAAGCAGCTGTTTTTGCGCGAACTAGAACAGATTAAGGCCACCTCATGATCACCTTAGACACGCTTCAATTACCGCATTTTATTTGGCTTAACCGCTTTGGTTATACGCCCTTTGTGAGTAGCACTGAGTTTGCTCTCGATGGCTCGCAGCATGTTGAAGTAGCGGCTAAACAAGCAGGGCGTTCCATTATGCTCTTTAGTGATGGCGAATCTTTAAGTCTGTTTGAAGCCCTTGAAAGCCACGCTAATACAAAAGGGGCGGCCAGTTTCAATCTGGATATTAACGGCACGGTTTTTAGCGTGATTTGGGATTACCGCGATCAACCGATTAGTGGTGCACCAGATATTAACTACAGCGATAGCGCCCCCGATGCTGTCGATGCCATCACCCTCAAGTTAATCACTGTTTAAAGGCTGTTTAATATGGCAACTTCTCCGACACCAATTTCCCGCGATAGCTTAAAAATCTTCAAGCCTGAACTATTAGGTTCAAGCAATGAAGCTGGCGGCCAGCGCACGAACAACGTAGTGCAATCAGGGCAGATAAATGAACTGTTTGATGCTATCTCTGATATTGATCATGCTCAATCGAGTATCGATATCGTTAAGTGCTTCCCCACGCTTTACACCAATGACACTAACAAACTTAAGCAAGCCCATGTGTTTGTGAGTGAGCCACCAGTCGATCTGCTGGTGAATGTGTTTATGATTGAATCCCCAGCGCTGGATGATGAGTCTCGCATGACGGATATGAAGGAGATCATTGAGTCGTCTGTCACTGCAGGGGAATTAATCCGCGAAGGTGGCCCAGGGTTCCTTGTAAATCAAAACTCGTTTTCCTCAGATTACTTGCAATCGACTTATCGCTTTAATGATCGCGATTACTGGAAAACGACCTATTTGGTCGTGGGCCAAGTGATTTGTATTACTGTGGAATATACTGGGGTGGAAAATGCCGATTGGCCTCGCAAAACTCACTTTTGCAAAGTAACCAAGACCAATAATGTTAATGGCCAAGTTGGTACCGTCACTTTCGAACCACCCATTCCTTTTGCCACTCCATGGCCATCATTAGCTGTTAATGGGCAAAGCAAGTGTACTAAGCTGCGCTTATCTAATACCGCATCACCCCTTAAGTTTCATGGCGTAACCAAATTAACGGCTGTGGCCAATGGCGTTAATTTAGCCGTGGGGGCGACTCAGTTGTCGTTACTGCCATCCATTACTACTGTGTTACCCAAGCCAGGCAATACCATTGTCGGCGGCAGTGAAAACGGGGATGCCACTGTAAGCCAAGTGATCCGCAAAGTGATCACCCAACCTTCAAGCGCAGGCACCTATAGCTATACTTTTACCACCACGGATTTATTAACCGATGAAAACGGATTAGTTGCCGTTTCAACGTTACCCACGGCCACGTTCGGCGGTTATACCAGCTACATTCAATCCGTGACGATTGGCTCAGGTAATATCACGGTAACGCTCACCTCAAGTACAAGATTTAATGATGCGTCAACCGTGAGCCTGTTTTATGTTTCATCCTATAAATACAGCATCTATTCAAGCGCCAACCCGTTCCCCGCCAACAAGCAACTGACAGTGGGCAGTATTAAAGGTCGAGCTGTCTTTGCGGATACAAACTATGCTGCCCAAGATGCGTATGAGAGAGTGAGCGCCGAGGGCACTACAGGCAAGCTATATGATGGAACAGAACACCTCGCAACTATTAATTACTTAACGGGCACGGTGACTAAGCAAGTTGTTAGCCGTGGCGAGTTTACGTTTACCTATGCCGGATTAGTCGAATCAAGCGCGGCGGCTGCGGCAGGTGATACGGTCGCTAAGTTCACCTTAGCTGTACCCAATCCCTTATTAGAAAGCTTTTATGTGCAGGTTGAACGCATCTCTGACCGAGCGCTGATTAGTGCCTCAGCCAATGCTCAAGGGGTGGTTTCGGGCACTGGCATTAACGGCAGCATTAGCAGTGGCATTGTGGAACTGACCTTTAGTGCCCCAGTGGATTTAACCACATTGCGCTATGACATTAGCGACCAAGTGCGCCAACTACCACCCGCTGAGATTTATGGCCTTAACCCGCTGCGTATTCCTTATGATGGCATTGTGAATATGTTCCGCCAGTGGGGCACTGTGGCGCTGTCACACTCACAACTGCAGCAAGTCACCGCCACGGCTGGTACCGTGTATAACATTCGTCAAAACGCAGCATTTAGCGACATTACAGATGCGAATGGCGCCAGCCTATGGACCAGCGAAAACACCCATTTCACCGTAAATAAAGCGGCAGGCACTGTCACCATTAATAGCGCCTTTACTGGTTTTGCTGCGCCTTTTGTGCTGACCGATGTCATTAGCGAACTGGCGTTAGTTTCAAGCTTTACCCCAAGCAGCATAGTGCTGGCAAAACCTTTATCCCGCGAATATCCCATAGGGGCCACTGTGGCCAGTGTGCAGATTTTAGGTGATTTACAGGCGCGTGTTGGCCAAGTACGGGATATGACCGCCTGGTCAAATAACTGGGATGTTGATGGTGCTCAAGCCACGGGTAATTTCAATGCCGTTGACTATCCGGTAGAGGTTAAAAATAACACTGCAGTAAACGAAGATTGGGTAATGATTATGACCAGTGAAACCGCGTTTCGCTGCGTAGGTCGCCGCCTCGGACAAATTGCGACTGGTGATACTCTCAATGATTTTGCCCCTATCAACCCCGTGACCAATACCCCTTATTTTGTGCTCAGAAAAGGCGCATGGGGTGGCGGTTGGCAAACGGGTGAGGCGGTGCGCTTTGCCACTTTTGCGTCATCAAAACCCATCATGCTGCTGCGCAATGTGCAGGTTGGCCACAGCCAAATAACTACAGATAAAGCCGTATTGTCATTGTTTGGCAATGAGTCGTAAGCGAAATTTAAAGGAGTCATTATTATGGGTTTTACACCAACAGTATATCGCTGGGATGATGCGGGTGCGCCTTCGATTGGAACTCGAAAGCCTTCTGAAATTATCAATATTTTGAAGAAATGTCTTGTTGATGGATATGGCTCTAAGCAGGGAGCAGGGTGGACAATACCTTTTCAGGACGGTGCAGCAAACAGTATTGTGTTTAGAAATTCGACTGAACATGGTTCAGGCGGTTTTGTTAAAATATGGGCTAAGACCTCCGGTGATGTTAGTAATGATGTATTGTTTACACAAAATGCACCATTCATTAGCTCGTTAAATCCTGATTGGTCAACGGTAGCAGGTGCCAGCTATCGTGATTATTTTATGACTGGTGCAAACATTCATACTCGATGGGTGGTATATGCAACCCCAAAATCTTTTTACATTTTAATTTTCGGTAGCACAGCACAAACAGGGGGAAATGTTGCTGGTACAACAAGCACTATGCCGTTGTTGTTTGTCGGTGATTTTCAAAGTTTCGTACCAGGTGATGTTCATACATTTATTACAATATCATCACCAATTCAAGCCGATGTGTCATTGACGGGTAACGGAGGCGGTAGCCTGTTATATGCGTACAGTTCTAACAATGATTGTTTAAAATTATATGAGACAGCTAGCTTGGTAAGTCCTAAAAGGGGCGTATTGCTACAAACCAATTTGCCCCTTACGACAGGTTATGGAACATCAGCAATAACAGCCACGCCTCCGCCAAGTTTCAATATGACATTCATGCCTGTGGTCATAGGATTGAATTCTAGTCAGATTTCAGAAGCCAGTAACTTATCGTCATACGTTGATAGTCAAGGCGTTAATCACTTACGGAGCATGCTACAACCTGTTATAAGGGGCATTTTGCCGGGATTGCATTTATCACCCTTTCTTGGTTGTGCAATTGAACCCAATATTTATAAGTGGATAGCAGACGGTATTGAGTGGCACCTAATGCCTCAATACCACTATGGTGGTTCAAGAGTATGGCTTTCAACGGGAGAATGGTATGCCTAGTGTTATATTGCCATCACCAACAATCTCTAAAGGTGTATACCTTCTTGGGCAACTTTCGATAACTAATCAAGATAAGTTTGCTGAACGATACGCCGTGATTGATAGATCGACTTTTTACCCCTTAAGACTTGGCGACTTTCCGCCTAGTGGCGTAGTCAAGTTACTGTTACCACCAACTCAAGCTACAGACGGCGTGATTGTGGTCATTATGGATGATGACAAAAACTTTAATGCTGAAATAGTTGATGGTGTTACCTATGAATTAGTTGATGCTAACCGTGTGAATCTATAGCTATGACTGCTATCACGATTAATTTTAGCGGCCAATGGCTAAACGCTCATTCACCACTCACCATTAATTTTGGTGATGAACCCACGCCAGAGATACCAGAGGTACCTATTAGCGCGGGTACCATTGGTATAATGTGCGGCATAGGTATCTCGATTGCGCCGAGTGTTGCACAGCAGCTAACCATTAAAGAAGCCACCCAAAGCCATGCCACACAATTAACGTCACAATGGCAAGTTGGGCATGTGACGCAAATCGTGACGGCCAAGTGGCAAGCTAAAGCATTACTGGGTATTACCGCCTCAGTGGTTTGGCGCTGGAATAACCTAGTGCCATGTAAAGCTGATTTGCTTTGGTTGGTGCCGCAGTTACATAGTGTGCAAGCTTCTTGCCTATGGCTATTGCCTGACTTAGTGCCATCACGGGTTGAAATGCTATGGCGACAACCAGAGGCTACCACGCAGATTATCACGCTGGGTTTACTAAAGAGGGCGCTAGTCGGGACTGAGGTTAAGCTTGCTTACTCTGCTATTCACGCTGCAGGCGATATGAAGGGGATTGCATGGGGACCACATGCGGCGCGGTGGGTGTGCTCGAGTAAGTATCGACCACCCAAAGGCAAGATCACCATTAACTTTAGCGATCCATGGGTAAATGCAGCTAGCCCGATTGTGCTCAATTTTACCCCTTCACCCAATGTTTGTTACTGGGACGATGGCGGCGGCCTGATAGGCACAAATCCATCTTTACCCACCATTGATTTTAAGATCCCCATCGAACCACAAATTAGAAGGAGTTACCTCATGCAGCCTCAAATCAGTTGTGTTCGTGTGAGTGACGGCGTTGCTGTGGTGCTCAAATCTGTATCTATTTCACAGTCCCGTTCGCAATGGGCCAGTAGCGGAAGCTTAGCGTTTTCATCCCGTATCGATGCCGAGCGTGCCGCTAATGAATTACTGAAAATAAGCATTAACGGCTATGACTTTTACCTGCTTTGTGAGTCTGCCAGCGAATCTAAAGCCTTCGGCAAAACCAGTTATAGCGCGACAGGTCGAGGCCGCTTAGCCACACTCGCCAGCCCGAACCGAAAGGCCATCAACTATGTGAACGTGGTAGCCCGCAGCTTTATTGGTTTGATGGCCGATATTGTGGCTAATACTGGGTGGACTGTCGCCAGTAAAATTAGTGATTACCCTGTACCCGCAAACGCCTTTAGCTATGCCGCTAAAACACCCGCAGAAGCCATTAACATGATGGCAAATAGCATTCGGGGCCATGCTCGATGTGAATGATGAAACTCAGACTATAACGGTGATCCCTCAGTGGCCAGTCGTACCTTGGAATACCGCAAGCGCAATTCCCGATGTGATTTTGCACGATGGAGTGATCCTCGAATTTAACGAGCGTATCGACATTCGCCCCGATGCTAATGCGGTGTTTGTGCGTGGTGAACAGCAAGGCGTGGCGGCGAAAGTGAAACGTTTCGGGACCGCTGGTGACAACTTTGCTGCTGATATAGTGGATAAGTTAATCACTGATAATCAAGCTGCGAGAATGCGTGCAACAGCCGAGTTAGCCAACGCAGGTAATAAGGTGCAAAACAGCATTCGCGCTAAGGTCATGGCGGATTTGCCACCCATGCGACCAGGCATGTTAATTGGAGTTCGTAAAGGTGCCGAGGTGTTTAAGTCTGTGTGTGAAAGCTTCAGTATAAGCGGGAGCGTTAATGAGTCAACGGGGATGGTTACAGTGAATCAGACCGTGACGCTATTGCGTAATGAGGTGGCAGCATGAGCAACATCTATCAACGCTTAGCGAACTTAAACCCTAAGCCCCAGCGCAGTGTTGCCACTGTGATTAACGTGACGAATGGCACCACGACAGTACAGCACGCCGATGGCAGTTATCAGACCGTTTTGGGGGACTCAGTCACCAGTGGGAAAGTGTATATCGTTGATGGCCAGATCCAAGGCCAAGCCGCCGACCTGACTTATGTTGAATTAGAGATATAA